GTCTTTCGCCCGGATCTTCAGCGCGGCAAAGGCGTCGCCGATCTTTTTCGCCTGATCGACAATCTCGCCGCCTTTGTCGATGACCTCCTTCTTATCGCCGCGCAATACGAATATGTCGCCGGCCTTGCCGGCGGCCTTGCCCAGACCCTCGATGGCGCGTTCGCCGCCGCGCAACACCAGAACGCCATCCCGGATCTTCGCGGCGAACATGCCGGCCGCCTCTTGCGCCTGGCTGGATTGCTCGGCAAAGCGCGCCAGCGCCTGGCGGGCGTTGTCGGCGGAAACCCCTGCGTCGCCGAGAACTTCCTCGAACACCTGAATCGTCTTCGGATCGAAACCTGTGCCCTTGGCTGTGTTAAACGTGTCCTGAATTTTCTTCGTCGTGTCGTCGAATGCCTGGCCGAGCTTTCTGACGGCAGCGACGCCCGCCAAAGCACCGATAGCGCCGCGAACATTTCCGGCGAGGCCCGCCCACGCAGAACTTGTCGCGACGACAGTTTTATTCTGATCCGACAACGCCCGCGTTAATCCCCGCGCCTGGCGCGTCGCTGCCTCGTACTGCGCCGCGACCTCGCGTAGCCGGCTGGTGTCTTTGGTCTGGCGCGCCTCGTCCGCGGCTCGCTTTACCTCTCTCCCGAACTCGCGCACCCGTGACTGCGCGAGCGCCATTTCGGCGCGAAGCTTCGAGCTGTCGGCGCTGATCTGGACGGTAAGATTATCTGCCATCGGATAGGTCTTTCAGCGCTGCGCCTATGGCCTTGACCTGGCCTTGGCTCGCCAGGCTGTTGATCTGCAACTGTTCGCCTAGCTCTCGGCGCCGTCTGTCTGCTGCGATCACCAGGAATGCCGCGATCTGGCGCGGTGTGTAGTCCATGACGGTGGCCGGCGGGTGTCCGTAGGCAATCAGTTGCTCGGCGGCGGCGGCGAACTCATAACCGCTTCCCTGCCACGGGGGCGCCCGCTTGCGCCGCTGTTGCCGAGCAGCGCCGCGAGCCGGTCGAAAAAAGGGGGGGTGACGGTCATTTCCTGCACCGCCACCAAGCACGCCGCGGCATCGTCCGGCGAAAACACGTCGGCGATCCGCTCGGCGGACTCCGGTTGTTCCGCCGCTTCCGCAATGATGGCACCGATCGCGTCCGGCATTTCCGTCATGAGCACGACAGCATCAATTTCCGGCGCGTTGCCGGAAAAGATTTTGCGAATTTCGGGAAAGCGCAGAAGCAGATTGGCGATACGGCGCACCCCTAATCCGTGTAATTCGATGGTGCCATGCGCGGTTTCGACCATGCGGGTTTGCGGTACAATGTCGATGAGCGAGACCATCAAGCAGCCCGCGCTTCTCCTATTTGGGAATCTAGTTCACCCACAACCGTGTCTCCCATAAATGCCAGCATTAGGTTCTCATAGGTGAACTCATCCATAACGATATTCAGACTGGCGTTCTTCTCTGTCACGACCTCCATGTCCTTTGCTCGCACCCCATAGCGTGACGAGAAATGCGGCAATGTTTGTATATCGGGTGTGAACTCAAACGTCGGCACGTCGCCGATGTCGCGATATGCGGCTTCGCCCTCCAACTGGATACTGACAATTCCCTTACCGATGTAGTATTGGCTGGTCAGCGGCGAGACGGCGCCGGTGTCCGGATGCGTCACGGTGCCGAAAACGCCCGTCGCATCGACCAGTACCTCGCCGGTTATCGTCAGCTGGCCCCACTCCTCCTGTATCAACCCGATTGCGTTGGCCGGCCTAAACATCACATTTGGAAACTCGACCGTGAGCTGTGGCCCGACCGCGTTAGCGCCGACGAACTTAACCTTGCCGACAATCTCACTTGCGGCGAATACATTGAACGTACCGGCTGCCATGATGTCCTCCTAAAGTGGGAAGTTGTCGAGGTGTTGCGCGGCGGCGATCTTGATCGGGATTACCGCCATTGCGGTTTGCGCCGAGTGCCCCGGATCTTTCTGCAACTCACCCTCGATGCGCGCGTAGACGACGCCGTTAAGCCCGAGGTTCTGGCGGAAGTGCGTGCCATTCGGGTTGATCGCTCGCTCAATCGCGTCGATCAGGAAATTGAGCATCGCCGCCGGCACCGCGTTCTCATCGGCACCGACGCGCGTAAAAATCCACGCTTCACAATTCAGTTCGACCACAACCCCAGAGGTCGATCCGCGGTAGGCGTGCATCTCGTTGAGTTCGACCAGATAGAGCGCCGGCATGTCTTGCTCTGCCGAAGGATCGCGCAGCCGCCGCCCCGTGGTCTGGAACCCTTGCAGGAGAGAGGCCGCACTGCGGTCGGCAATAGCCGGCAACGAAAGCGTGACGGCAGGCGTCACCATGGCGATCGTCGCCCCTTCCGACACACCGTCGCCGGACACCGGCATACCGAGCATAAGGCCGGACGTGTCGGCGACATTGGTGAGCGTCGGGGAGCCTGTCGTCAGATCGGCGGCGAACGGAAACACCAGCGGCGGCCCGGTCAGTTTACTGAACAGGGCGCCGACGATGGCTTCCCGGTTCATCGCGCGGCGGCGACCTCGACCGCTACGGCAAAGTCGCGCTGTGCGGGTTGCACGACCGGATAGCTGCGCGAACCGGAACGGAGCTTGAGGAATTGGATGGCTTCAAGCGCGGCGCCTAATTGCGCCACCACAACAGCGGTGCCTGCCACAACCGGAATAATGACCTCAGTGCCATCGACGCTGAAAAGGTCGTTGTAGAAAGTGCCGTCCGTGGAAATCTGAAAACTCAGATTGGCACCCGACCACGCCGCCGGCATCGTGATGCGAACCAGCCGGCCGCTTGTGCAGTCAAGGCCGGACGACAGGCTTTCGCCGGCCGCTATAGTAGGGCCGTTAAGCACAACCAATGCCATGATGTCAGTCCTTCAGAGCGTCGCCGGTGACTTCTTGCAGCACCCGTTGCAGTTCCAGGCGTGCCTTCGGGATCATTGTGGCCGCCGGGCCGCGCAGGAACCGATGCGCCTTGATGCCGCCGCGTCGCGTGTAAGCGCGCACCGACGTTCTACCGCGAGTGTAAGCCTGCACCGGAAAGCGTTTCCCCGTGCTGCCGTATTCGAGTGCGCCAAACGCAGCAGCCACATTCTTATTGTGCGCGTTCAGTACCCGTACTCGGCCACGCACGAAGTTCTTGACCTTATTCACGTCCACATAAGCGTGCGTCTGTCGCCGCAATAATCCGGTTCGCACCGGCTCGCGCGCCTGCACCTTGTGCAGCAACTCATTCGTCAGACCGCGGATCGTTTGCTCGAACCGCTTGCGCAACTTATCCGGCAACTGATCGAACCGGACCCGCAACTGATTGGTCGTGCTATCAATGCGGACATCGATCCCGTTCATCCGACCAGCCCGCGCCGGTATGGGTTCAGCAACGACGCGATATCCTGCGGGATCAGCGATCCGCCCGGCACGCCGCCGACCCAGTATTCCTGTCTACCGAGGCCCGGCGACTCAGTGGCACGCAGCATCGGGTCGCGGCCCCGCCCGGCATTCTCCATCGTGCACAGATCGAGCACCGCCTGCTGTACGTCGACCGGCACCGGATCGAAGCCCGCGTCATATACAACCGACAGCCCGCCCGCACTGACCCATGCCTTCGGGTCGGTGACGCGCCACAAATGCCCGGCCAGCGGTTCGATCGCCACATCCGCCGCGCCCAGCACGGTACCGGATGCCGTCACTTCCAACGATGCCGGATCGACCGGCGCCTGGCTCAGGATGAGCGGCTCGCCGGCTATGCCGGTAACGTCCGCCATAAACGTATCGAGATAGGTCTGCTTCGCGAAGATCCGGTTGCAGTACCGTTCCGCTGCCAGGCTCGCCCGCGCGATTATCTTGCCGTACCAACTGTCATTGGCGGCATCACCCGGCCGCGCTCGCAGTTGCTCTCGCAGATCCTCTAAGCTAACGAGATTGCGCTCGGCCGCTGGCGTCACGATCGCCGTATAGAGCGGCCTCATTCTGCCGCCTCGGCGTGGTACTGCTCAAAGAAGCTGCGCAGATCCAACGGCGGCCCGACGCTGCCGTCGCTCATCACCGGCACGGCGCGGTAATCGCGCACCGCCCATTCAATGATTGTTGGCCCTCGCGGACCCATCTCGCCGCGCTTGCCGCGCTCGCCGGCTTTGGCTGCCAAGGTCCAGCCATCGCCCGGCAAGTTGCCCGGCGCATCGTATTTCGCGCGCCACTCGGCGCCGTCCATCCTGACAAGATCATATTTGCGATAGACCCGCTCTGGGTCAAATAGACCGCACACCTCGCCGACATAGGGTTCCGGCCCCGGTGGCCCAGGAGGCCCAGGAATGCCCTCCGGTCCTTCCGGTCCCATAACCGCCTCACCGGGTTCGCCGCGCGGCCCCGGCTCGCCAGGTTCCCCAGGATCGCCTGGCGGCCCCGGCGCACCGTCCTTCACCGCCGCCATCCGATCCGCCACCGCGCGTTCGACGCGCAGCTCGAACTCGGCCTGCCCGGCGCGCAGCTTCTCTGCCTCCAGCGCAAACCGCAATGTCAGATCCCGCTCGATTCGCGCCGCGATTGCGCCAAGCTCGCCGCCGAGCGCTTCGGCGAGTTCATCGAGTGCCGGCATACTGCCTCCGAACCGCCGCAATTCCGGCCGCCTTCGCCGCCGCAGTGTCCGCCGTCTCGTTCTCGTTTGCGCCAGCCGGCGGCGGCGCCGGCGGCGCATCCGGCCGCGGCGTCTGCGGCTGCTGCTGCGACCACGCATCGAGTGGCACAACCTGTTGTTGAACTCTGGGAGAATCACCATCGTCTGCCGCGGGTAGATCCTCAAGCGCCCGCGCTTCGTTCGGGCTGTAAATGCCGCCCTGCACGCCTCTCGCCAGAGCCTCGATCCTGTCGCGCTGGTTCGATCGGAGCAGCGCCGCCGTGTCGAACTCCAAATATTCT